TTATTGCTGATCTTCAACGTAAATACCTGCCGATATGATAGCGCCACCAATACGTCGCTGACCGTATAAAAGAGGAACTGGATACCCCTGCGCAGCTGTATTAGTTACGCCTCCGAACGCATACGAAGCCCGGTTATCTGCACTTTGCTTGCTGGCTATGCCGGATGGTTGCGGTGAGAGCATTTGTATAACACCGCCAAGCGCCATTGCCGCACCAATTTTCATTGCAGCTGGCCCCCATGCGGCACCACCCCATGCCTGGCCTATTGTTGCCCCCAACGCACCAATTACCACCAGTACGCCCCCTAAGATTGTTTGAAGTAAACCTGCTTTTTTACTCCCAATCACGATAGGAACGATTCGTATCACTTCACCTGTAACGGGAAAACCTAAATCATCTTTCCCAAGATTTTTTTTACCTTTAAATACTGCATACGTAAGCCCTCGCATTTTGCTGGTATTTAAATACTGTTCAAATCCATTTATTGTTTTTGATAAAGCGTTAATGGCTTCGGCCGTTGTTCTTATTAATCTGTTATGAGAGCGGCCAAATGATTTACCTAAAACCCCACCAAGTTCAATCCTGGTCATTACTTCTTGCATGTTAACTCCAATAAAAAAGCCACATAAAGTGGCTTTGAAGATTAGAATCGACTTAAATACAGGAACGCGCAGCTTTACCCCATGGATCACCAATACCTTTACTTGCGGCATAGACTTTCACATCAGCCCCACCCTTTGGGTTCCCCTCTATTATAGCCATCGATAAAACACCAAATAAATCATCAGATGCTGATATTCTATAACCAGCTTCGGTTTCTATACTTGTTGCCTGTGGATGTAGATCCTGCCATTTAGGCGATAAGCACTTATTAATTTGTGAAGCACTCTTTAATGAATGCCCTGAATAAATTGGAGATTCTTCCTGCAAGGAAGATGCACTACAACCAAATAAACCCAATAAAGAAATAAATAATATGGCTCTTTTCATGTCCCTATCCCCTTTTTGATATTGTAAAAGGTTAACACAGAGCCTCATGCCGTAGAACCTTCATTGTTCGTTCCTGCCAGTAGCCACCATAAGGAACGCGCTGGCTAAGATGCCCGTAAAGGTGATGCAGTAGCATGTTACCTTCTAACAGGATACCGGCATGGTTCCACTTGTTGGACTGGACCTGCATGATAACCATATCACCTGGCTGCGGTGCGCCGCTGAATTCACGGAAGCCGCATTCATACCAGCAATCGTGGTAGAAGTTTTCGGGGTAACTGTCTTCCCACCAGGGATAATCGACGCGGTAATCCTTCAGTTCAATACCATGCGTCTGCCTGAAGTAACTCATCACCAGCCCCCAGCAATCGAAGTGACCGAGCACAAATGGGCGCTCCAGTAGCGGTAGCTCTCCCCGCGGCTGGATGGTACGCAGATCCCCCTCCGGCCAGCTCACGATATGCCAGGGTAAGAGCGTTGCATCGCATTGCGCTTTATCCAGTTCGCTCGGCTGTGTTGTGGCGTCAGGATGACTGTGGACGATAGCAATTACCGTTCCCCAGTCTTCAGCAGCGGCGTAATCCTCCGGTGAAAGATGAAAATGCCCCGTCGGTTCTGCCGCCATATTGCAGCAGGGAAAGTACCGCTGCACCCTGCTTTTCTGCGCCACCACACCGCAGCATTCCCGCGGATACTCAGCAGCAGCATGCGCCATAACGGCGTCGATAATTTTCTGACGCATATCAACTCCTGATCAGGGATGTGCCAGGGAAACCACCGAACGGCAACTCGTTCCCTTCGCCATGTCGCAACTTGCACGCAGTGAGTGTACCGGGGCATTCATCGAGCGACGGATCGTTAACCGGGTTGTTGTGCTTGTCGAAATAGCGCGTACCGACATAGTCGCATCCATCACCGGAGCGGTATTTGTTCCGGATGCACCAGGTACAAAGCGAATGTAGCTGGCGCGTCGGGATCATCAGCCCCTGCAGGTCCATCGGGCTGGACAACGTAAACGCCACCACCTCGTTGGTTTCAGTGCTCTTGGCGTCAATGTAAAACACCTTCAGCTTTTCCTGCTGCGGATCCGCTGACGGGTTGCCCTCCGGATAGTTTTTCGCATCCAGATACTGCGCCAGTGTGTCATGAATCGTGACCTTCGCCTGCAGAAGGTCATCATAAGCAAGACACAGCGCCGTAATGGAACTGTCCAGGTTAGCGACCGAGAGCGTTGGCTGTGCGCTGGTCCCGTCAGTCGCCGTCTCAATACCCTCTATCTGGCATGGCCAGGCTTTATATTCCTGCCCCTGCCACCAGATCGATTTCGCCGGTAGCTTATTTTCATCTCCACCAGAAGCGGCGATCTCATCGGCAGTGTGAGCAATATTGTGGGCGTGGAAGCGGAGAACGTCGGAAACACCAAATGCGGTGCCATCGACATCAAAAAGCCGGATAACATTACCCGGCTCAAGTTTCTGATAATCACTGTTTAAGCTCATGGTGCAAACGCCTGTTCAAAGGTGGCTGATACGGTTTCCACCGTTTTACTTTTGGTGACGCGCTGCAGGCTGTCTGCCTCAACGCGCCACAGCGCAAGATCACCGCCAGGCGGGGTAAACGAAAATGATTTCGTCTTATGGCGCCGCAGGAAAACATAGATATCCTTGACGGTTCCCGGTTCGCCGGTAAACGAGAACTCATAGCTGAGTGTTTCATCATTCAGCCCGGCACCTGACACCTGCTTATAGCCATCACCAAACTGTGCCGTGCGGACGGTATCCTTACTTTTCAGGGTCGGCTGGCTGGATGCCTTGATCCGCCAGCTAAAATGTTCAATCGCCATCGCTTACCTCTGCTTGTTGGCATTCCAGATCATGCCTCCCGGTTGTATGGCTTTCGCGATCCCTGCCCGGACAGAGCTGTCGATAACCTGCTGGTAGGCTTTCCCGAGCGCATCACCGCTCCCTTTCTGTTGGCCCGACTCACCCTGGCCCGTTGTGACGGAAACCGGCGCGTAAACGCTGACACCGAAAGGAGAAGCAATGCCGCCGCCACTCCCACCCACCAGACCGCCGGTAGCATAGCCGCGCATCATTTTGTACAGATTGCCGACACCGATCCGGTTTGTGGCCTCCTGCGTAAAGACAAACTCTCCGCGGTGCACCACACCTGCAGGCTCATACTTGCCGCCGGATCCGGTATAACCACCACCAGCAAAACCCAGCGCTGACGTGGCGGAACTGACCAGGCCAGCCATAGCCTGCTTCATCAGGATCTGCGTCAGCATCGACAACGTGGAACGGGTGAAATCAGCCCAGTTTGCTTTCCCTGTCGTCAGCATATCGGCCATATTCTGGCTGATACCATCGAATGTGGCTGAAGCAGCGGACTTCATCGAACCATAGGCATCAGCCGCTGAATCGGCATAGTCAGCCCACGCTGATTTCGCCCCGGCCTGCCAGTTGCCGCGGAGCTCGTCCTGTGCGGTATAATATTTCTTCAGTGCTTCCAGTTCGTTCTGATAACCCTGATCGGAATCCGTACCGCCGGCATTCATCCAGCCCTGCCGTAGCTGGGCCTCTTCGTTTTGCCGCTGCGCGCCGCGGCTACTCATGCTGCCCCCGGCCACAAGCGCTCGGGTTTTCTCCCCAAACTGGGTAACGTACTTCTGCGAGCTGTCCTGCAGGCGGTTTAACCGCTCCTGGGCAACAATCTGATCGCCCAGTCGGGCATTCACTTCGGCCCGCGACAGTACCTCGTCTTTGTTCGCCAGCACCGATTTTTCATCGGCGGTCAGCGAGCGCTTTTTGGCGGCCTCTTCCAGCACCGAAAAGCGGGATTGCTGTTTCCACAATTCCTGCCGCTGTTGGCTGATGGTATCCGTGATGCTCTTATGCTCCTGCAGAGTGCGTAACTGTGCCTCCAGCTCCAGCGTCTGCGCGCTGGCAGTATCGACACTTTTTACGCCTGCAGGTGTTTTTACCGCTGAAGGGGCTTTGGGTTTCTTCAGCGAGTCGTCGTATTCTTTTTTCGCAGCTTCCAGATTGATGTTGTAGTCAGCCTGAAGGATCCGCCCGTCCTTCAGCGCCTTGTTCAGTTCATTCTGACGGGCCGTGTACTTCTCCAGCGCAGTCTGCGTCTTTGCATAATTCGACTGCGCCTGCGCGGCATACTTCTGGCGGTCAGATTCAACCACCGCCTCACGGGCTGCGTTATCCTCAGTTGCCTTTGCCACACTGGCCTGCTGCTGCGCCATTTCCAGGGCAAGGCGGGCCGACTCCCGATCGTTCCAGTAGCTGGCGCGCGCATCATCATTGACATAACCATCACCTTTGCGCAGATTCCAGATTTCATCCGCCCGCTTAAAGGCCGCTTCAGCTTTGGCAACCATCTCCTGCGTAGTGTCAGGTCGCCCGATATCGAGCGCCGCATCCCACATCGATTTAAACGCACGCTTCAGGCTGTCGGCAGCAGACTCAATCGACCCCATATTGTCGCGCAGACTCTTTGTCTGCTCACGAAAACCGGTCGTCGCAGCATCATTAGCTGCCTGTAGCGCCCCGGCTTCATCACCGGCACGCTGCAGCTGCGCCACATAAGCAATCTGTTCAGCTGTGACGTTGTGGAACTGCTGCGCCATGGCAATCAGACCAGAGGTCGGATCGTTCGTCAGTTTGCCAAATGCCGCCGCCACCTTATCGACCGGCACACCTGACGCATCGGTGAATTTCGCTACCGCCTGACTCATCTCATCGAACCGGGCACCGGCACGCACTCCGGCGTTGACCAGCTCCGTCAGCGCGCTGCTGGTCTGGTTAAACGTGAGTCCAGCCTGCTCGCCGGATTTCGCCAGCACCAGCATGCGGTTTGAGGTCAGCCCGGCAGTGTTACCGGACAGGACCAGCGTTTTGTTGAAATCAGACAGCGTGGACGAGCCCTGATACCAGGCGTAAACCATCGCGCCGGTGGCGGCTGCCAGTGCGCCAACCCCCACCATCACCGGCGATATGGTACCCAGCAGCGCTAGGAAGGTCGGCATGATACCGCCGAAGGAGTCTTTCACCTGCCCGCCCTGCTGCAGCAGGATGAGCCATGGGCTCTGCCCGCCGGCAAGCTGGGTGGCGATATCCGTAAACTGCGCAGGCAGCATACGCATCGCAGCGTTGTACTGGCCTACAGAAATACCGGCCTTCTTCGCGGCGCTCTCCTGGCGGGTAAATGACTGCTGGACCTTCAGCGCTGAGTCATTCGCTGCGTCACCCGTCTGCTTAAACTGCCGTTTTACGTACTCCATCTGCTCGTTGAACTTTGACGAATTAACATCAAGGTTAACGACCAGGTCACCCACTGCCGTCTGGGCCATAGCGAACGCCTCCTGAAATGCCCTCGGCCTTTGCCATCAGCACAGCGTCACCGGGTTCATCGTCGGCAATATCCTCCGCAGAAGGTGAAAGCAGGCTGAAGCTGGCAGGGGTTGATGTGGTTTTAGGGTCAAGCGCGGTGATAACGATATGCATCAGCGAGGAAAAATGCGCATCCAGTTGCACGTCATTAAAAAAATTGTCCTGGTAGAACGTTCGCCAGTCGGCGTATTCCGTTGACGACATACCAGCAAGCATGGCGCGCCAGTCCGGGCGGCGAAATTCACGCGCCAGTTTCAGGACGAATGTCAGCTCACTGGCGAGGACTTTTCCAGACTGACCGGCTCAGTCACATCCTCTGGATCATTCGCTTCCTGCAGCGGCACCATGCCGGACAGCACCTTCACGCTGTACTCTGCTGCGGAAACAATCTCCAGCGGCCAGGTCATCAGCACCTCATTCTGGATCTGCTCAACGTCTTCTTTCGGCGTTTTGTGCGTCCCTTTCAGGGGGTGGTCATGCCATAAAGACATGGCCACCAGCAGTGCGCCGGATTTAATCGTCATATCCACCGCCGCCTGCATGTCGGCATCGGTGATACTTTCCAGCGCCTTCAGGTGTTCAAGATGCTCAATACGCTGCAGTGCCGACAGCTCGTAGAGCGTGACTGTATTACCGTTACGTTCGAACGGTTCACTTTTTAAAAACATGAGTTACTCCAGAAAGCGGGGCCACAGCCCCGGAAGTCAGGAAACGGTGGCTTTACAGGTCGCGACAAAAAGCCCGTCGTTGGTCATCACGATAATGTCAGCGGTTCCGGCGGCAATGCCGGTTACCGTCAGCACCGTACCGGCGACAGTCACCGTGGCTTTACCTGCATCCGTGGTGGTGGCCCGGAAAGATTGATCGCTTGCGCTGGCTGGCGCCACGGTGACATTCAGCGTGGTGGTGGCAGCAACCGCAACGGTGGTGGTCGCTTTATCCAGGCTGACGCCGGTTACGGCAATCGCTGCAGCAGCGCTGTCTTCAGCAAGACCTGGTTTGCCGTTGTTGCTGATTTTGACAGAACGGGTAATGGTGTCTTTTGCCGTCACCGTTTTACCCAGGCTGCTTACCCAGCCACGGAACACATCGATGGCGCCATTCGGGTATTTGATTTTGTACGCCAGCACGGTACCGTCATCAAACCAGCGAACCAGATCCTGCTGTCCGCTCTCGGCAGGTTTCCAGGCCAGCGTAAAACTGGCCTCCCCCGCCGATTTCTGCCCCTGCGCGGTAGCAGTCCAGTCGGCATCTTCGTCGTCCAGGTAGGTGTCGTCGTTTGATTCGGCAGTCAGTTCACCGGGCTGCAGGTCTTTAATCTTTGCCAGGCGCGTCCAGTCAACATCCGATAATGGGTTAGCGAACGGGTTACCCGATCCGGAATAAATCCAGAGCGTGGTGGTGGCACCCTTTACCGGCGCCAGTGGGTTTGGTGTAGTCATTACGTCCTCACATTTCGTAGGTAATGGAATATTTCAAATCAGCCGAACTCCACAGCCCAAGATCATCATCGCGCTGGTAGTCATACCCTTGCTGCACCATGTTATTGATCAGCAGGGAAAGACCTGGCACATTGCCAAGCACCGGATAAATACGTGACTCCATCCAGTCATCGAGCTCGGAATCGGGTACCTGCGCTGGTAAAAAGATTTCGATATGCAGCGTGGCCTGCCAGATATCAGCATCCAGTTCTTCGCCGGTATACCCGGCATCCGTCAGGAAGACAGCGACCGCCGGACCCCCCCCCTCCTCCAGTACCGCTGGACGTCCGTCAAAATAGAGCGCGCCTTTACCAATATGGCTCTCCAGCGCATCAATAATGGCCTTTCTAATATCAGTGTGTTTCATCGTTTCAGAATCAGCCTGAGTTGGTTTTTAAGGGATGCCCGAAGTTCTTTAGGCATATCCGATTCCATGAGCTTCGGCAGCTCATCTTTAAATGCGGTCGTCAGTGGCGCTGCCAGTGGAATGCTGACCACTTCGATCGGATAGCGGGGTCTGGATGTCCTTCGCATCACATGCCAGCGGCCATTTTCCAGTTGTTGAATAAAGGCACCGGGGAAACGAAAAGGGCCAATACGCAACACACTATTGGCCCCTTTTTTATCCCGTTTTCTGCGGGATAACCGTACGCTGGCGGTACCCAGCTTTATCGCGGGCAGGTTGCCCCGGTTCACGCGAATCATTGCCATCGGCTTTTTCGCCGTGGCACGTTTTATCCTCGCGCGTTGTTTTACCAGCTTGCGTGGCACCCGCGTATCTTTCGAGACCACGGCAACGCTTCGGCTGACTGCCCGGGTGGCGACACGGTTAACAGCCTGCGCCGAGGCCCGCGGAACCGCCGTATTGCTGATGCTGTTCAGGTTTGCTATAGCCTGCTCAAGCCCTTTTAAAGACATAGTTTCCCCTTAACGGCGCCGGGTCGCTGCGGGAGGAGAACCCGTACCGAGCCAGACATGGCAGGATCCACAGTCATCAGGACCAATACGATCAACCCAGAAAGGCTTTCCGTTAATATCCAGCGTGTCCAGCCGCGCCAGTTGCCCAATCATTGCTGATTTAACAAACAGCGACGGGCTGGTCCCCTCGACACGGATGCCGGGTGTGGCGTAACCGATATTTTCCAGATCATCGAAAACACCACTCAACGTGACGCCAGAAATCGCGCCGGACGTTACTGTTGCAGAAGTCCCCATAACCTGCCGAATAGTGTCATCGGCCTGTGTTATTGCAGCATCAAAAAGGTTATCGAAATCAGCCACACAGCCCCCTGTTAGTGCTCGCGGACCAGTCCGAGTGCAACCAGGCTGTCCGCATCCGCTTCTTTCACGCGGATCACGGTCCCCGCCTCGACAATAGATACCAGTTCATCGCGGGTCGCGTGCAGCGCCTCAATGTGCAGCGTGGCCAGCGCTTCGACGGCCATCAGCGCGTCATCTGTTCTACCGCTTAACACAGTATCCACTGGCGGCACGGGTTCTACGGCGCCGGTGGATGCACTACCATCACTCACGCCACCATTTTCAACACTATCGGTATCCGTGCCGTCATTCAGTTCTTCCTCCAGCTCTGCAATGCGCATAGAGAGCTCCTGAATGGTGCCACTGGTATTCACTTCCCGATCAAGCTGCGCGCCAAGCTCATTAAGCCGCGCAATCAACTTTTCTTTTTCAGTCATAAGAACAACTCCGGAACAGGGCCCCGCAGGGCCACTGATGAATATCAGGCGAGTTTGACAGACACGAACGCATCCGGGTCAGCCAGCAGCATCAGCGGTGCAGACTGAATCATGGTGAACTCACGCGCCGGATCGCCTGTCTGTACCCAGTTTTTCGGATAACGCGTGGAAGCGTTAATGCCTTCACGCTGGGCATCAACATCCTGAATGCAGCCGTAGGTGCGCAAACCGCGCGCCTGGGTATTACCCAGCACCATGCTCAAATCCGGCAGGTAGTTCTTTTTGGTGTCGTCTTCAATGTATTGCCCGGAGTAAACGACAATGGCCACATCGCCATACATTCCCTTATAGGAGACCGCTTCACCCAGATCTTTCAGCGCCGTTTCCAGTTCAGAGTTAGAACCGCGACGGGTGTCGAGCTTCTCTTTTACCGCTTTGAATGAACGGAACAACGCCCAGCCCTTCGGATCAAAGACGATAATATTGACCACGCCGCTGGCGTTCAGCGCATAGGTTTCAATATCGTCAGTAGGGTCATAGGTTTCTTTGTCGCGGGTGCTCCATGCCGCAGCACCTGCCTGGATGATGTTGTTTCCGGCACTGCGTCCCATATCCACCTCAACCGGTTCAAACGCTTCGCCGGTCATGGTGTATTTACCGTTGAGAACAGCAGCCACAGCCTGTTTCTCTTCCACCTGAGCAATCGCCAGTTCTTCATCCTTCATGTTCTGCAGGATAATGCGACGGCGGCGGTAGGCCGGGTCAGCCAGATTTTGCGGGTCTTCATCCGGCAGGCGGCGCAGTGTCATCTGCGGGTTTACCTCGTGCTTGGGCTTGACGTAACCCGGCGTAAACTCTGACGTTGCGCCGCCACGGGAGCGGATAACCTTGCCAGAAATAACAGGCGAGACGTACAGCGCCATGTTGACCATGCCCGGGATTTGCGACAGATACACCTTCTCGGTGCTGAAGGGGTAACTTTCACGGAAGAAGATACGCAGGAAAAGCGGATCGAATTTGAATTTCTTCTCATTGACCGCCAGCAGTTGGGCAGTTGTGTAAATTGACATAGATTTTTCCCGTAAAAAAAGCCGCGATGGCGGCTTCTGTGGATGATGGTTACTGTTAAGTCAGGTGTCAGACGATGCTGATGGCTGTACCCGTGAACGCATTGCGTTTGATGTGTTCATCCGTCACCGCATCCGGCCAGAGCACATCTTCAATACGGAAAGAGCCGGACTTATAGAATGCCAGCTCTGTGTTGCTCTGGTCGGCAGACACCGCCAGAACGCCACAGGCAGCCCCCGCATGCTGGCCATCCCAGACAGTCAGCTTGCCGGAAGTGGCATCCAGCATCAGGGGTGTCATCGCCGGTACTACTTTCGTCAGTTCACCGGGTGCATAACCGGTATGCGCCGGATCACTGTTCCCGAGGGGCTGATTGTGGGTAAATTGTTCAGTGTTAGACATGTTGACCTCTTAAACAGGCGTATTTAACAAATCGTCACCCGCTTCAGCAGAAGCGTTACCTGCCGTTACGGTGCCGGGTGCGGTTTCCATCAGACGATCCAGCGCGGTATCCGTGCGCGCCAGAGCACTCTGAGGTGCTGCGGCAAGAATGCGCTGAGCACTTTCCACGGTCATTCCCGGCGTTTCTGCCAGCGCGCGCGCCTGTGATTCACGCCCTTTCGCTTCTTCACAGTTCAGGATCCCCATAATGCGACCGTTTTCGGCTGCGACCGCCGCTGCCACCTGGCTGCTGATATCAACAGTTGCGCCCGCTGCAGGGTCAGTAACGACCGCTGCAGGCACGTCAACGGTGGTCACGGTCTGGTCAGCAGATGCTGCTGGTTGAGTGGTATCTGCGGATGCAGTAGTACCTTTCATGCTTCCTCCTCGGGAAATCATCGTTCGTTTATTAATTGCATCGCGCATAACGTTCAGCGCATCCATGTTGTTGACCAGCTGCTCCGCCAGGCCGTTGTCTACTGATTCCTGGCCTGAAAACACAGCCGCTTCTGTATCAAGAACGGCCTGAACCGACATGCCGGTATAACCCGCCACCTTTTCAGCGAACATCTGCCGGGTAGCGTCAATACGCGCCTGAAAATCTGCACGTACCTCTTTGGGTAATTTCTCGTAGGGGTTCCCATCCACCTTGTGATCGCCGCTGTAAATCAACGTGACCTCAACACCGCTGGTTTTAAGGGCGGCGCCGTAATTGCTATGGGCCATCATGACCCCGATGGATCCCGTTCTGGCCGTCTGGGTCACAAGCCGACGTGATGCCGCACTGGCAATCAGCTGGCCAGCGCTGCAGTTCATATCGTTGGCTAACGCCCAGATGGGTTTGATATCCCGCATGCGGGCGATGATGTCCGCACAGTCAAAGGCACCCGCCACCATTCCACCTGGCGTATCCATATCCAGAAGAATGCCGTCTACACCCGGATCGCTGATTGCCTGCTGGAGGCGGGCGATGATGCCGTTGTACCCCGTCATCCCCGAGTACGGCTGGAGTGAGCGGGTTTTACTGACCAGCGTCCCGGAAACAGGCAGCACCGCGATACCATCAGTGACCTGGTAGCTTCGCGCCGGCTTTGGCCCCATTTCCTCATCATCACCAAAGAGTGCCAGCGGTTCAGCCATCTGCTCTGCGCCAAGCGTAACGCCCGACACGGTGTCGGTCAGACGGGTGATACCTAACTGACCAGCGAGCGCGCAAAAGAAAACCCGCGCATAGGCGGGTTCAAGTAAAAGCGGCTCATTGAAGGCCATACTGGCAATGTGCGGGAGATTACGCAGCTCTGGCGTCATCGGCCCCCTCCTCATTCGATTTTTTCAGTCCAGACTCAAAGGCCGAAGCCGCCCACGCTGGCGGTTTAAGTCCCGCTGCGCGGCGCTCCATCGTTTCGCGAACCTGCTGGGCAAAGATTTCCTGATAATCTTCCCCGCGTTTGGCGCATTCCTTCTCATAAGTGCTCAGCCCCGCCTCAATGAGCATGACAGCCTCCTGCACCTCCTTCAGACCGTCAATGGCCATTCTCCCGGAGCCGATCCAGTCAGCATTTCCCCAGGCGCTTCTCGCCTCCTGAAAACTGAATCGGGCTTTAGACGGTAGTGTCACCACCCGGCGAACAATGGCCTCTTCCAGCCAGCATAAAAACATCTGACAGGCCTGGCGGGAGGCAACAAATTTGCGGCGCCCCATAAAGTACGCCCAGGACTCGTTAGCACTGGCGCGGGCGGTGGAATAACTCATCTGCGAATAGTTGCGAGAGAGTTGCTCATACGACACACCCAGCCCTGCAGCAATGTAGCGCAGCAGAGATTGTTCAAACGTCGAATAGCCGTTATCAGTATCCTGCGCTGACTGAAGATTCAGGGAGTCGCCCGGCATCAGATGCGGCACCTTCGCGCCGCCGAGACGAACCGGCGCCGCGGTATAGTACGAGGCCATCTCCCCCAGCCAGCCAGTCATCTTGCTTTGCTGCTCTTTACTGTCTGAGCCGAGAATAAAGTCCATCGCGGTTTGCGTATCCAGCTCACTTTCAATCGTAGCGGCATACATCGCCTTGACAATCGCGCTCTGGAGCTGCGTATTCTGCAGTGTATCGAGCATTTTCATTTGCTCCATGACGCTGTAAAACACGTTAGCACCGCGTGTCTGCCCATCTTCCAGGGGTTCAAATACGTGGATAAAGGAAGGCCGCCCGCCGGGCAGCTCACGCGGGATGTAGGTCCACTTCTGCGCCATCCACCCCGGATAGCCATCTTCGCTGACGTAATATCCCAGCGCGGCGCCACTGTCATTTGTTCTGACACCAGCCCGACAGTTTCGCGTGTCTCCGGCGTTATTGGGGTTGCTGATGCGTTTTGGGCTCACCATTTTGAACTGTGTGCGGAAAAGACGCGTGGAATCACTGTCCCAGGTGGCCTGTGCACATAACTCACCGTTAAACGCATGCATGGAAACACCCTCGCGAATCATCATGGTGAATGTACGCTTACGTTCCGCATCAATGCAGCAGCAATCATCCTCCGCAAATTCTTTCCAGGCAGCCTCAACTTCACGGGAGAACGCCCGAGCCTCTTCCTCTCCAATGCCCAGAAAACGCCAGCTGGGCCGATAACTGAGCCGGAAAAACGACCCGACAATGTGGTCCTGATGGAGCTGTACCGCGTTTGCCGCATAGCCGTTATTGCGGACCAGATCGTCAGCGCGCGCGTTACCACGGGAAAAATTAGGCAATAACGCAGCATCTGCGCTTTCACTCGGTGGATTCCAGGCGCGGAGCTGACCGCCAAAGCCACCAGCACCGCCATGATATCCGGCATAATCCCGCAGAGCGGTTTTACCGTCCGGTCCTAACAAAGCAGGTGTTTTCATGCGTAAAATCCTGCCGGTCCCCGGCGTCGTGGAGTGGTGCCAACCTGTGACTCCAGTTCGGCAATGTATTTTTTCAGGTCACTGACGGAGGTCGCGGTAAACTCAACCCGCCGGCCGTCTTTTTGCACCGTTGCCACCCGCTTTCCCATCATGAGATCGTGCAACGCAGCGCGGGCGGCATCCAGATCAGTCTGTGTCGCCATTATTCATCTCCAGATAATGCCCTGGCATAATCAGCCAGGGTTTTGTTATTGGTCCGGCTCCCCTCTTCCTCCAGCAGGCTTGCGAGCAGTGAATCAAGATTCAGTTGCCATCGCGAAATACTGATCCGCAAGGCAGCCAGCGCGTACACGAAGCAGTCCAGCGCCTCATTTCGTCGCTTTTTGCTGTCCCAGACGATTTTCTTACGCCCGTCCACCCATTTTTCAACCTGCTCCTCAGCAGTAAGCTGCTGTGCCTCAGCCAGATCGTAAATTTCGGGGTTATTGGGAAAATGCACGGCACCAGCAAGAGGATCCCCCCCTTCCGGCTGAAGTGTGAAGCGGTTATAAATCTGCTCTTTTGCGGTATCAGTCCCCACTTCCGTCAGATAAACGCCGTTCTTGTTGCGTTTGCGCGGCATATTCGCCACAGGCTTTCCGTAAACGGAAGCCCCTTTAATTGGGATCACGCGAAACAGTCCATGCTTTTTTGAGCGATTGTAGACAATGGTGGGATCAATACCGCCGATATCCCAGCAGATACGGGATACCGACATTTCCACGCCATTCTTTCGGAGATAGGTTTTGTTAATCGCCTCGTCCACCCTGACGAGGGTCGCTTCATCATCATGACGGCCCATAATGATCTGCCGGTCAATCAGCCAGCTTTCCTCACCGGGCCCCCATCCCCAGACGCGCATTTCATATCGATCCAGTTGGGAGTCGATCCCGGCTGTCAGATAAGCAACACGCTCCGGTACGGATGCTCCGAAGAACTCTTTGCGTTCGGCCATGAGCTCCGCGTCAGGCCGTTCACCAATTTTAGGCTCCCATGTTTCGCCCAGAGTGGTGTTCACGAAGGTTTTACGCTTTCCGGTATCCCCTTTCGTTTTTAGCCAGTCTTTAACGATCTGAACCCAGGTGGTAAACGGGCTGTATGCCGTCCAGATGTGAAACGTCACGCTGTCTGGCGGGTCGATTTCGGTGCCTGTTGATGAAAACCAGGATAAACCGTCGCGCGTCCAGATCCCGGTGGTGTCGCAGATGTAACGAGCTTCAGTGAAATCCAGCTCCTGCTGCTTAATGACGCAGGCATTATGTTCGCACAGGTAAAAGACGCTGGAAGGTTCGCCCGGTGTCCATTTGAACCCGAACGGGGTCTCTTTGTCGCCGAACTTAAGGTACTGCTCTTCACCACAGTGCGGACAGGCAACATGAAAACGCATGAAATGCCCGGACTCGCTGGCAGCACGCTCAATCTGGCAGGTTCCCTTTGTTTTTGGCGTTGATCCGCGAATAGATTTGGGCCAGACAGAGCCCTCAATACGTTTATCACCGAGAAACGTCGGGGAACCCTCTTTCTCAATATCCTCATCAAAAGCAGCGAGTTCGTCATAGCCGGCAACATCCACTGACTTTTCACGATAGTTTTTCGCCGCCTTACCACCCAGACACCAGAACCCGCGACCGTTGGAGAAGCGTTTCATACTGAGCGTATTGTCCCGGTGCTTTTTGCCATACCAGGGGGCCAGCGCCAGAAGTGACGGAATATCGCGAATCGTCGGCTCAACATGCGACTTCATGAAGTTTTCGGCGTCACCATCAGTGGGCAGCCAGATAAGGGAATTTCGCTGCTTGTGCTGAATAAAATACGCATAAACACCCAGCAACATTTTTGAATAGCCAACACGGGCAGACTTAACAACGTTAACTTCACGAATGTAGTCGTTACCCATCGCATTCATGATCGCGCGTTGAAACGGCAACGTTTCCCAGCGCCCTTCCTGATAGGCCGACTCTTTGGGGAGATAGTAATTATCGTCTGCCCATTCAACCGCCGTTTGCGGCTCAGGCCGGTACAGCGAAAGTAGCCCTGCGCGCGCAGAGTGCTGCAGCCCCTTAACCTGACTGTTCGATATATTCACTCAGCAACCCCGGTATTATTTCATCCAGCGCAGCTGCTTTGTTCATGGCCTTAATGATGTCCTTCTTGAGGAAATCAATATGTCGGTTTTCCAGCTCCGGGAAGCGCCGCTGAACCGACAGAGGAACTCCATCAAGAATGCTGGCTACTTCTCCGGCCATCCGCGACAGCACGAACGTGCAGAATGCGGTTTCCACCACCTCAGCGGAATCTTTTGCATTTTTTAGTTCCTGGGCGTCTGCCTGCGCCCGGGTAAGGCGGTGACGCTCATAGTCAATCGTACCTGGCTGGAGGTCGGATTCCGATGCAAGACGAAGGTCTTCCACCTCCTTGCGTAATTTCTCATTCTCAATCGCCGCGTCGCGTGCGGAATACCATTCAATAGCAGCGGAAGATTCATAGAGGACCTCATTACCTTTTCCGCCGCCACGTGCTACAGGCATTCCCTGATCCTGCCAGTTCTGAATGGTTCGCACGCTGACCCCAAATATTTCAGAAAGACGCTTTTTGTTGACCTCCATAGCTCACTCCATGCACAAAAACAGAGAAAGGAAACGCCCTTTGGTTATTTAGCCGTTTTTAAGGCTTATCGTTTCCTTTCTTTTCAGGGGTGTTTGCAGTTAAAACAATGAATTAGCGAGAAGAAGAACGGAAACGGCAAATGCCTGAAAATTTTCATAAATAGCGAGAATCTGCGAGGTCGCCGCCCCGTAACAGGCCGGATCACCGGAAAGGACCCGCAAACGATATCAATTATAAATTACATGTCATTATCGACGGCACTTCTGCTAGAAAACATCGTCTGGTGAGCATTCTGCATAATGGAGTTGCGGATGAAAGACTCTCTTTGATGTGCGCATTCGAAGCGCAATAAAAAAGCCACCATCGTGGAATGGCAGCCAGACAAATAAGATAAGAGAAGGCTAGAATTTAGTTATGAAGGCTCATTGCTTCTTTGCTGCCTCCGTGACCGGAGATATAGGGTATCCGATACCTATCCCAGGGTTAGCGTTAAGGTTCATGAGTTCTGTGATCACCTGTAGCGAGCGCCCAAACATATCAGCCATTTTCCCGAAATCGACACCCATGATAGCTACTGACATGTTTTTCGAGGCTTCTTCCAGATAAGCTCGTAACTGAGCCGCTTCTTCCTGTAATTGCTCGGCCTTCTCGCCACTTGCGTAACGGCGCGCTGTAACCAATCCAATAACTAACCCAGATTCAGCGTCGATAATTGGCCCGCCTGAGTTGCCACCATTCACCATTCCATCAATAGCAAATTTACCTGTTTTTAAAGGCGCCGAAATAATAGCTTCGCTGGTTAGCAGTTCCTCATATCCGTGTGGATATCCCGCGAAAATCAACCGCAGGCCTCTTGTTGGGCTGAAGTCAGTAGCAGGTTGCAGTACCACACGTCCACTTGGAAGTGATTCCATTAACTGCATGACAGCATAATCATCATCAAGATTTACACATTTAATCTGGGCCTGAAGCCTCTGTCCAGATTCGGTTATCAGCGTGGCTGGCCCTAACGTTTTTTTATTTACTAAATCAAGCAATGGCATTACAACGTGACAATTTGTGACCACTAAATCATCTCGTAAGAAACTAAAACCACTGCCGCGAGATACTCCCGCGAGGACCTGAAAGGTTGCGTTGGCTAAGTTTTGATGCATCGACTTGCTCCGATACCGGTGAGTGGAAAATTCATAATGAATTCATCCAATAACATATTTGATGAGACACATCAATCCACACGCAAAATATTCAATGTATCAATCAGTTCGTCTTATTTTTGAACTGAGCGCAATTTAAGCACTAATGCACATGAGTCATCGGTAGTTTCGCTTTTTACAACTACCAGCTCAAGCACCTCACCTTCTTGCGGGATTTCATTTCCCACAAAAAGTTTTTTTACTTCGTTGCTTGAGTTGATAAGCGATATAAACCCTCGGTCTTCTTTTTTCATGATGATAACGCCTCACTTTATTTTTTCTGTTTCACTCAGGTCACTACTTCGAGACCCGGTATTCATTCTTCTGGCAATTCGCCTGTACTGATTTGTTGTGCGTCAGGATGTCTTTCTTCGTCTGGCGGTCCACAACCTCAATGTCGTGCTCAGTGAGGTAGATTATGCTTACCCAGTCACAGGCCGTGTCCGTTACTTCAGGTTTTACGGGTGAATTTTTCGCGCAACTCACGGTCAACATCGTCATTAGGAAGATGATTAACAGTCTGCTGTACATCCCTGGCTCCTTTTGTTGTCTCTACCCGGCGTTCTGCAACTGCTTTAGTAGCAGCTGCACGTTCTTCAGTGCGTTGCTGGTTCGCTTTTGTTTCGGCGATATTTGTACCGCGTGATTTACCCAGACCAAAAGCACCTGCAATTGCAGCCATTACAGCAACAATCAGGCCGATAATAATTTCAAGTCCCATAGTGACCTCACACCAGTGCAGCTTTAGCTCTGGCGTAACGTTCACGGCGGTCTTTAATGCCGTTCTGTCCGCCATTGATGATCTGCGTAACGCGTTCCACATCTCCCGAATAGAGAAGGCAACTGCGCAGCGTGAAGTACCATGCCGCCGAACGGGCCGCATGTCGCTCTTGCGTCAAAAGTTCTGGCGTACTGATCAGATCAAGTTTCAGCGCCGCACCGCATTTGCCGTAGTTATCGCGACCAGTAATTTGCAGCAGACCGCGACCGCGATATTTCCAGCCATCACCATGGCTGTTATTCCCCATACGGTCACCGTAAACCAGATTGGCTATTTGTGGCTGGTGAGCGACCTGTTTACTATCGACACGCCCCAGCATTTCACACTGATACGGCGTCAGGCGCTTACCGAAGGTTTTCTTCAGCCCTTCAACCGAATAGTTAAAACTCTCTGCCAGCGCGGTAAAGCCAGCAGACTCATGCCCGACTTGCGCAATGAACATGGCCTGATCATTAACTGCTGTAATACCAAACTCTTTCATTGCCGCATCAATGTGCGGAAACCAGCGTGCAGAAAGCCCGGCGCTGATACCAGCCGCCTGCTGAAATTGTGATTGGTTCATATGTGTACCGGATTAAACCACTATTAATGGTAGGGATTAGAATTCACCTAAGTTGATGAAATTCAATTTAATTTAAGTCACAATGAGACTTAAGATAAATCCTAATGATTCTATCTACTTTGCGGGTTGTAGCGATGTCGTTGCGACTCGCTTTTTTATTTGTAAACAGCATCAATAAGCCGCGCCACATTGCCTCTGACGGAGACCAGCACAGACAGGAAAATAATGTTGGCCCCGATAGTGGCCCACGATGAATAAGGGTAGATACCGCACAGATAGGCCAGTGGTACAGCGCTGTAGATGACCGTAAGCAGCCACGCTAAGCGAGATACCCATGGTCGATGTCGGGAATCACCACGACGGTAAAACATCAGGGTCAACACTACCCCAGCGCAAAGCAGCGCGTTGATTGTTGCCGATGGGTCATTTAGCACCACCTGAACCTCCCCGGCGCGTTATCAGCGCCACCAGCGAGCCGATATCCTGATTATTCAGGAACGTCAGGATTTTGACGGCTAAAGCAGAAACGATTACGGCACCAATGGCATCCAGTGGTTTATCACTGTAGCCGGTAACCTGAGCCAGCTTTGAACCCACCAGCCCGGAACAAAGGATCCCCGCGATATACGACACCAGAAAATATGCCAGACGGCGCGCTGCACTCAGGTCCGCTGTGGTTGCAATGTAAAATACAGCTCCGGCAAACGCGCCAAACACCACGCCGTAATCGGTTCCGGACAGAAATCCATAGATGCTGGCTCCCGTCAGGACACCACCAGCCAGCCCAGTACCGGAAATCGGATCGGACATTTAGCCCCCTCTTAATTGCTGTGAGTCCTCTCAGAAATGAGGGGAAATAGGGTCAGGCTTCACGGGCTGGATTTATCAACAAAGCACGTAGTGAGTGATACCCGTGAGCCTGAAATGAAAAAGGCCGCCATGCGGCAGCCTCGAAGTAAGTATAGTTGTTTACATTGGTGGAGAGAGAGGACCTTCTAACACCTCTGCTTCACCGTTATGGCAAATGTCATCACCCCTTGTCAGATGCCAGACACCTGTGATTGTTTTACCCGTTTCCAGATCATCAACAGTGTCATTCGTGTAGTACGCCACCTGTACAATGCCGACATGCTGAATCCAGTAATACCCTTCTTTCATACACCCCTCCATAAGACTAAGCAGATAGTATAGGGCGAAGCAGAAAGTACTGTGGTGCAGGAAGCCACAACTCAAGATTTTCGTAAATGTTGCTCACTCCACTCATAGCTTCAGCTACGATAATTCGGATGGTGCTGCGCCATTGAGGCTATATAGATTTCATGGGTGTCAGCTAACTGCACAAATCCATACTTAATGGCGCCCAGCAACGTGCCCAATCTTTTATGTCCCTCCATAAGGTGTAAACCGCTCTCACCAGAGGAAACAAGAGCACGCTCAATAAACATCGGCGGTTCGGCCCATGTACCGAATTCAAGCCAATGCTCTGCGACCTCTTCTCTCGCATCAATACAAACCTTGTTGCCGTATGTATTAAAGTCTTCTGAGATCCCAAGCATGAAATCAGGATATGTTGCATTACGGCCAAGCATAGCGAACTCAGATGTTTGCAACCTGACCAAGTCCCACTTAAGTGATTTAAGGTTTAGGTGCCCATAAAGAGTCTGAAATTCAGGATCGCTGGATAACCCACAGTAAATTTGCTTAAAAATTTGATCCGGGGCTTCAATCCCATACTTATCGCGAAGAATAGTGATTCCTTCATCTTCTTTATACAAAGGATCAGGACCAAATATTTTAGGTAAGTCACTATAAAACATTACTAAGCCCTTTTTTTGAAGCATACAAAAAACCCGCTCATTGGCGGGTTTATAAAATTTTGGCAACATATCAAATATGCTTCAAATATGGCTTATTTTGTTGCATTTTGCAAGCGCGTTTGAAGGAGATAGTGAAATTTACTTCACATTTCTGCCACTTTGAGGGCTTCTTCTTCCTCATAGTATTCAAGAGCCATTGCCAACGCAGATTCATCAAGCTGGGTAAAAGCGGCCTTTAACCCAGCCCAGTGACCTGAATAGACACGCAACCATGTCGAACGGTCAACGCTAACCATACGGGCCAACGCTGCACCAGCATAGTCTTTATAGGTTTCATTATTTCTGGTTGCGGCAATTTCCTGCCCTGCCAGCCATACCAGGCCAATCAGTTTCTTTACTACGCGCTCCTGAAGGGAGTTATCACCCAGGCATTTCTGATAAGTTTTCCAGACGTATTCACACATCATCACCTGGTACTTATAGCTAAGGTCAAAACCGTAGCAGTACCGCAACCAGGCCTGCTGGTATCCACTAAGCGCGGACACTGCCCTACGCCACGGCGCGGACTCAAATTCCGCATCTTTTATCGGCGGCATTGGCCTGCGGCGGCTGCGTGTTTCCAGTACATACAGTGGCGCGGAAAGCGAGTGAACAAAGCGTGGCCCCTTCTCTCCTTCGAGTTCGACGAGATGAATTCCACGGCGCGGGGTGGCATTTTTGTCTGCTGGTGGGTGTTCACTGAAAGCCTCAAGCTGCTCTTTTGTTCCCCCAGAGAGGTCAGGTAGCGCGCGGCGCAATTCTATTCTTACAAAATTCAGGTCTTGTTGATTCATGCTTCTTTGCGCTCCATACACTTAAGCTTTCGCAATTACGCCGATCGCCAGCGCCCGATCCATAAAACGCAGTAGCAGCTCAAGCTGCGTACCATGCTTCTGCTCGAATGCCGGTACATCGGCGTGTAACTCGTCGTGGCACTCTCTGCACAGAGGGATCACGAAGAGGTCATGGGCTTTTGTTGCTGTACCACCCATACCGTGCCCTACGATATGGTGCGGATCATCTGCTGGCCGTCGGCAACACTCACAGGGTTGTGTTTTTACCCAGCGGGTGTACGTCTCATTTATCCAGCGGCGTCGCTTTGGCCTGAGCATGAAAGATTCTGGAGATTCCGGATCAACAGAGAGCGTGAGGATCTTCTTCGCCTTCTCCTGCACGAGGCTGGTTGCAGAAGCAGAAGGCACAATGTCGCTTTCCCTCATGACCGAGCGGATCTTCTCATCTGGAAGGCGTAGCCCCTTGTGCGCAACGCTTTCCGGAATAACATCAGCCAGGTCGTTTCTGACCATCCACCAGCACAGTTCCGGAAGCGTCAGGATATGCGACTCGGGAAAACCAGAATCACGCCGAATGACTTCCAGAATCCAGGATACCAGGTTTCCTGCCGCTATACCTGCAAGCTGTTCGGTATGCTGCCCCGACAAAGTGTGATCGCAATGCCAGCACAGGCGAATACTTCCTGGTGGGTGCCGCATTGTTGTGAAGTTCTTGTCGTGCCACGATGAATGTGGCCACTGGCAATCAAACCGGGTACTCAACCATTGCTCAAGGGAAGGAAGCCCACCGGCACGCTGAATAACCCGATCATTCCCGAAGACCTGCCGCATTACCGGATCATCAGCCAGCGGCTGAATGGCGGCGGGAACAGCTCCTGTACTGAATGACGCCATTTCTTCTGGTTCAGGCTCGAGCAGAACGCGACCGCGCATAAAGAGGTGCATCAGTTCCGCGCCGGGACGAAACAACACAATCCCCATGCGATGGGCGACTTCAGGAGTTAACAAAGCCCTCACGCCGCCTGCCCCCCTGCAATATGTTCAGCCCACAAACCACCAATCCAGCGTACTCCCCTGGCAGTGAAACGCGTCTGGCTGAATGCGTGATTGGATGTGCTCGATGTTCCCGTCTTAACTTCAAATCTTCCCGCGGAAATGTGCTGCGCCATGGGGGTAAGTGTGCCGCCGAGGCGATACAGGATATTGCGTTCAATAAGGAACAGACGAAACTCAGTTTCTTTTGCGTTAAGCAATTTGGCTACCTGCCGGAATGACATGGAGCCTTTTGCAGAGCAATAACGATCAACAAACTCCACTTTTGGCGCCGCGGCTGCCAGCTGGATCGTCAGTTGCTCTTTCTGCTCGGCTAAATCAGCAGCCAGGCGAAGCGCTTCCGGCAATGAGCGGGGAACACTGACACTCTGCCCTTCTTCCAGTTCCTGCCAGCGATCGACGACCGCGGCGGTAAATTCAGGAGACAGTCTGGCAACAATCACCAGAGAGTCGCGTTTGTTAAAACGATACTCCTGGTACACATTACCGTTATGCTCAAAATCGAACTGCGCCAACGGCGCGGTTAAAATTCCCGCAGCAACAAGACGCTCAGCCGAGCGTTTCACGTCACTGTGTTTACTTTGAACCAGATCCGCAATATCACGGCTGGACATTGTTACTACACCATTCACGATTAACTGGCTCATACTTTTCTCCATATCAGGCGGCTGCACCCGCCGGTTCATATCTGCTGATCGTTATCTCTACCCGACCTTTCGGCACAACGGGTCCCCATTCCACCAGCATGCGCTTAATCTGGCTGTCGTCTTCCCAGACACCCGCATGCGTCAGCGCGTCAAACAGGGCTTTGTTGTAATTATCGATATCCCGACGGCGCGCATCCGGCGGGTACAGAGTGATTTCTACCGCTGCCAGTTCAGTCGATGGCTTCGGGAGACGTCGTAATTGCTCAATGATCGCCACGCAGGCAGCGCTCTGGTATTTACGACCATCAGCGCTAATGAGGTGACGACCGGCCAGCGGCCCCTTGTTAGGGGCGCGCCAGTAAGTGTTCACGCTCGGAGGGAATGGGAGCACAAGTTTCATGCCACCTCCTGCTGTTGCACTGCACACAGTTCCGGAAGATTTGCCTCAACCAGCGCCCTGGCGAATGGTGGTGGTACCGCATTACCGCAGCGGGCTACCTGCTTATCTTTTGCATAGCGATTTCCACGGTAGTCCTGATCAATAACGTAACCATCCGGGAAGCCCTGCGCTTTGTAGAGTTCATGCGGCTGCAACATGCGCATTCCGATATCAACGATCTGGTATTTAACCCCATCGATCGTTACCAGCCATTCATCGTCACTTTCCCCGCAATACGTCTCGAGAAATGTGCGTACCTCACCCACGTGTTGGCCACCAGCAGTGATTGTTGGCATTGGCACATCAAGGCGTTGCCCGTCGCGGCATGTTCCACGCAGTTTCACCAGATGAGAGGCAACTACCGCATGATGGTCGACAGTGGTCACTGAATGCGCGGGTTCATCCATACTGACACCCGGCCCCGTATAGTTACCGCCGTAGTGTTTCGCCAGGAACGCGCTCACCGTCGCAAATTTATTTCCGCCTGCAGTAACGGTCCCCAGCGGGTTATCCAGTCGCAGCACACGCGGTTCTTGTCCAGGTCGTTCGCCATAACCCATCTGAATCAGCGTAGGCGTTACCAGTTGAGATTTACCGCCACCACCAGCGGTGATGGTTGCGCTCGGTTCGTCTGCACGGTGGCCGACGCTGGCCCCAAACTGGCGGGCTATCACTGGCGCAACAAGACAGGCTCGGGATTGCTTCAGAATGGTATGAGCAGGTTTATTCAGCGGGCGCGGTTTAGCCTGGTATTCACTCCCACCATTACCCGCCAGGAATGGTGTCAATGCAGCCTCAACAATCCCGAGAGCATGCCCGTTCCCGCCCGGGCGTTTTGACGTGCCAGCGGTTACCGTCGGAACAGGTTCGGTAACGGGCTGCCCGGTTGCGCCAGTGCGGAATTTTGTAAGGTGTGGAACGGCTAACGCGTAGCCGAGTTTTTTAGTAATGGTCTGTAATGGCTCATTCAGTGACTGTCCGCGAAAAGCGTCATACGCATTTTTTGAGCTCGTGTGGTTGCACTTCACGATAAACGGCGACGCACTTTCGATAACAAAGCGCTGTATGCCGCGTGCGATCCGCTTCAGAGTGTTCTCTGCCAGCGGTTTTTTGCGGTCGAAGATGGACAGAGCCGGAACATTCCAGTCGATACATTCCGCAGCGGTACGCCATGGCATCAGCCTGCCGCTCTGCACCTCCAGAGACTTAGGATCCCCATGGGTAACAGCAGGCCACTGGATTGGGCAGCCATCGCATCGCATAACCATGAAGAAGCGTTTACGGATCGTCGGCGCACCGTAATCACACGCGCGCAGTTCGCGATAATCAACATCATATCCAAGCCCTTCCACCAGCTTTTGCGCCTGTTCACTACCTCTTTCGATAGACAGAAACTCACAAACCTCAGCCAGTGCCGGGTGATCAGCAGGAATGCCAGTGGACAGCATGCCGACAAATGCATTAAATGTTTCGCCAGTGCGGGCAGGGTCTGGACGCATTTCATCGGCCAGCAGCGGTCCCCACGTTTTAAACTCTTCCACGTTCTCCAGCATCATCACGCGCGGTCGCTTCGCCAGTGCCCAACGCAGAACGATCCAGGCCAGACCGCGAATCTCTTTTTTCACAGGCTTTGCGCCTTTGGCCTTTGAGAAGTGTCGGCAGTCCGGGCTAAACCATGCCAGGCCAACAGGATTACCGCCGGTGGCGGCTACCGGATCCACGTCAAATACGGATTCACAGTAATGCAGTGTGTCAGGGTGGTTCGTCTTGTGCATCGCAATGGCGTTTTCGTCGTGGTTGATCGCAATATCCACGCTGCGTCCAATCGCCAGTTCAATACCCGTTGATGCACCACCGCCACCAGCAAAGTTATCAACGATAATCTCACGCATGGGTTACTCCCTGCATGCTGCCGACAAGACCACGCGCAATTGTGATGATTTCGCTGGTGGCCGTTCGTTCCAGCCAGAGTTGATTGATGTTGGCTTTCAGCTTGTTCTGCTGTGATTCATCCAGCATGTCAGCGCCGTCTACCTGGTCGAATACAATTCCAACCTCCAGCGGCCAGATACGGGACTCGGGAAGCGGATCCGCTACTGGTTTAGCTTTATCACGGATGTGCATGCGGATCTGGCGAATATTGGACCAACTGGAAACATCCAGGCTTCCCATAGCTGCAATGAAATCAGTACTGTTCATGCCATATTCACCAGATGCTTCAAGGGCAACAGTGCGAATACGTTCCGACATATCCAGGCGCGCAGCAGCGTCATCGCATTTTATCGACAACAGCCACTCATCCACACCGAACAAAATACTCTCACGAATAAGCAGCTTCGCTTTGTCGATCGTTAATGGTGATACCTGAGTGAATTCCGGTGCTTCGACAGAATCCGCCGCCCAGGTATGCCCAAACTTCGATTCACTGAATGTGTATTCTTCTTTATCGCCGAACGCAGCTCTAACGCATGCCCACGCCTCGACACCGCTGATATCAAAAATATCTTTCTGGGTAAGTGGCAACTCTGCTTCTGGCTTGTCAGCTACAGATGGTGTGGCAGTTGCAGGTTGAGACTTGCTGGCAGCAAATTGCGCCAAAGTCATAAACGCCCGCCCTTTTGCCTCCAGTTCTGTACGGTTGATATAGCTGAACCGCTCACCACGCCATGACTTATCGAATACAGCTATGGCACCGGCAAAAAACGCGCTGGTGGGCTTCTGTTTTTCGTCAGCAGGTACAAACCACACTGGCAGATCGAACCCAATGCGCCCGCGAATGAATACAATGTGATCGGCATCTTCCGGCCACCACGTTTCACTCGGCGCGGCTTTTATCAGGAATACATAACGCCCACCCTTTTCGCGCTGGGCTGCTGCGTAGTTCATGATGTGCGTCATGCCGGTGATCGCCTGTTTCTCGTGGTACTGCGAACGGCTATACGGTGGGTTGCCATAACCAGCGCCACCCAGTTCTGCAAGACGTTCAGACCAGTCCTGCGTCAGCGCATTATCTTCGGCGGTGTACCATGCCGGGCACTTCGCGTTGTCGTCGTCAGCAAACAAGTCCAGAACTAATGGCCCAAATAGCGCATTGATACCCCAGAAAAGCAGATCCGGTGTCCGCCACTGATCGCCAACTTCTTTCAATTCGTGGGCTGGTTGGCTACGTAGTGCCGCCAGCGCCTGGCAATATTTGTTTAACATCATCCTCTGAACCCCGCAGGAATCGTTGTATCAACCGGACCAAAAGCCATCACATCGCGCTTTTTCGCACCCCAGTCAGCGCGTTTAGGCCGCCCCTTCTGATCCCAGCGGGTGGCGCTTTGCAGATAGCTCTCGAATTTCTTCGGGCCAAACAGCGTTTCCGGCCTCATGTACTGGTACTGCTCATCGTTCTCGTGCCAGTGCTCATGCTTCAGGTCGATAACCAGTTGCAGGTCTGCAACGCTGTACCCCTCACGCAGTCGGGCACGAATGTTCTCGAGGGATGTTTTTGATTTCTGATACCGGGATCCGCTGATCTGGTTCAAATGGGACAAAACCAAAATCGCCTGGTCAGTAATCACGACTTCAGGGTCTGGTTGCGCCGCAACCGGACAAGAGGGTTTTGAAGTTACTTGTGGATCTTGTGTTGATTTTACTGACGGATCCCCGCCAGATTCTGACGGGTCAAAACCGCCGTTTTTTCCAGATTTCGACGGGTCAGCTTTTGAGGCGTCAAATTTTGATGAGTCAGATTTTGACGTGTCAGAATCTGACAGTTGAGAAAATGCGGCAGCCTGAAGTTTCGCCACATTCAGGCGGTACACGTTCGACGCATTACGGTTACCATTACGGCGCTGTGTACGCGTGAGCCAGCCATCTTTTTCAAGCTTAGCGATTGCCGTTCTGATAGTGCTCGGCCCCGCGCCAAGCTGGCGAGCAATAGTTTCAATGGACGGCCAGCACACCCCCTCATCGCTGCTGAAATCAGCAAGGCGAGCCATGATCGCGACACTAGACAACTTCATGCCCGACGCCGCGCAACCATCCCATACGTAGCCGGTTAATTTAGTGCTCATGATCGTCCGTTATCTCCCTGAACTTTTGCCTGAAATGCTCAAGTGGGCTGAAGCATTCGTGCGGGTAGCCATCACGCAGATAGATAACGCGCTGTGTTTCTGGCTCCCAGCGGATAACACGGACTTGCACTCCGCGGTGGTCTTTGAACCTTCGGTTAAGTTCGCGCACAGGCGTTTTGCCCTCCGGTTGTAGACCCCCACAATTGAAACTGCCCTACTGTGGTTACACGGAACCCAGCGGTTTGATAATCTGCGTTCATACCGAAACAACGGAGTACCTGAAACCGGGATCATCCTGAGTTGCGGTAGACGGTTAAAAGCCGTTAAACTGCTCATGCGGATTATTTCTCCATACTCGAAGAGTTGTTCGCCAAGGCGCCCGGAGCTGCACACTCGCGGGCGTCACTCTTTTCAGCGACACAAAAAACTCGATAAAGAAGCGTTACGTGCTCCTGGAACTTCGCGATAACCTGATAGCTGTTTTCCTCAATCTGAGCACGCTCCTCTGCGTCAATCACCCCATCAGCCGTGGCTTTACGTACAAAATTAGAATGACAACCTATCCATTCAATGGACTCCATCAGGCGCTGGTTTATATCGGCGTTATCCAGATCATCAACGTCTGCCAGCGGTACAAATACGCCCTGAGAATGGCGCGCAACGGCATCAGCAATATGAGTTGAACCACCAGCACGTTGTAAAACCATTGCCCAGCCCAGCGGGAAGATTTGGTCGCCGTCAACACGAAGGCGGTTGAACAATGCGTTCTCTGTCACGCCCAACCATTCCGCCGCCTCGGCATAACCACCAGGAAGATCGGTGATCGTTTTTTTTATCGCCGCCACCAGCCAGGCTGGCTGACGTTCGACTTTCCAAATAGGTTCGTTACCCACAGCTCCCCCCTTATTCCTGTGGTTTGAGTTTTACTGAAGCATCGCTACGCTTTTCGTAAAGGTCGGGATGAAAAACCAATTTCCCGCCGGTCCGATAGGCTGCTTCAGCTGCACGCCCTTTTGGGATAAGGCGACCAGTTCTATTACGCCACTGGTAAACAGCCTCGCTTGTGATTCCAAAAAATTCGGCAACTTTCTCAGTGCTGCCGAAGTAGTTTTCAATATCATCGGTTGTCATAACGCCTCCTTAGCTAAGTTTGATTAGATATTAATAACCAATCTAACTTTGGTCAATAAAAACTAAGATTGCTTAGCCTTTTAATTTATTTATGGTGTTCAAATGGAAACTGTCGGTCAGCGCATCAAAGCTCTCAGGCGCATAACCAAAACCTCGCAGAAAGAACTTGGTAAGTTCTGCGGTGTTAGTGATGTGGCGGTTGGGTATTGGGAAAAAGACGTTAATGTGCCAGGCGGCGAGTCACTTGCTAAACTTGCAAAGTATTTCAACACATCAATTGATTACATACTTTATGGCACTGAATTTGAAGGCAATCTGATAACCAAGATGCGAAGGATTCCGGTGATATCCTGGGTTCAGGCTGGACAGTTTACAGAATGTAAAGCAGCAGAAGTTTTCAGCGAAGTAGATAAGTGGATAGAGACATCACTCCGGATAGGGGATAGCTCCTTTGCATTGGAGGTTAAAGGTGATTCGATGACAAACCCTAATGGCCTCCCAACAATCCCTGAAGGGGCAACAGTCATAGTAGATCCAGATGCAGAGCCAATTCATGGAAAGATAGTCGTAGCTAGGCTTGATGGGACAAACGAGGCTACTGTAAAAAAACTTGTCATCGATGGGCCTCAAAAGTTCTTAGTTCCCTTAAATCCACGCTATCCAAACATTTCAATTAACGGTAATTGCCTGATCATCGGCGTTGTCAAAGGCGTTCAGTACGAGCTTTAACCCACCTCTAACCTTCCCCTTAACATCAGGCTAAGAATAGTTTGGTGTTTTTTCTTGATCTAAGTGCTAAGTTAAGTTAGATTTTATTCATCAACAGCGAACAGGCAGGACGCCCACGAAGTAGCCGCCGGTGGCATATGAATAACCGGATGATTCGCTAACAGGTGTCTTCGGGAGAGGTAACAGAGGCGCGGCCTGATTAACCGCAACTCTTAGTCAGATTCCTATTGCTGGTGGCGATACCCAAGCCAGGAATACCAAAACCAGCAGGAGTGTTAAGGGCAAGGGCTAATCACCCCCTTAGCACCCCGCCCGAAGATACCTACCACCGCGCCTGATGTGGTTAAAAGCAGGCCAAAGCAATAACAAGTAACTCCCTGTTCTGGCGGCCCGGTGTTTTCCCGTTTGTCCGGTAACCGCCAGTCTTTTTCAGGGCATAACAAGCAAGAATACCCCCTCAACATGAAGCTGAAAAACAATAGCAATGTGAATGTGCCGAAAAGCTAAGACGAGGAGTTGGTAGAAGATCGGAGTGCTCTTTCGGCCGTGGTAATAGCGACTATTCGCCCATCATTTTGAAAACTGGAAAAATACATTGCAGCTTCCAATTGAATCAAAGCAGTCGTGTTAGATAAGAGACAAACGATAAAAAATAAGACAAAATCGAGTAACACAAAATACCAAGCGACATGAAATGTTATGTAACTCCGAAACCAAATTGTATAAAATGAGGTGGGCTAATTGTACCAAAATTAGTTTAACATTCAGATTGGTTTTGTAGATCATTTTTCAATAGCATTCAATCAATAATTTTAATTAAAAGGTACTAAGATGGGATTCTATACAGAAAGTAATAATAAACAATCAATACTAATAACCAATGGTATTATCACTAATGATATCAGTGCCTATAGAAACAAGGCCACTGCTAAAGTTAATAACAATAGAATTGATGATGGTGATTTTTTTTATTCCATTCTTGAACCGGCTTGGCAAAATTTCGTTTATCTTGTGGAAAACGATCCTGAGTCTCTAGATAAAAACACAAAATTTAACCAGGCCAACATTATCAGATTTATGAACTTTCAAGCAACTGACTATCATGAAAATAAAATCGTATTCTTATCAAATTTATTAAGGGTGTTATATGAATACTATTTTTTTACAGGTGACACTGCATTAAGATCTCATAATTTCATATCAGATGATATATTATTAAAGCTAGATGAAAAATATGGCGAAGGTTCTAATGCGCCATACGCTCAGTTCCGTTGGATTAGAGATACATTACCTATAGTTCTTATGAAATGGCTGCTCAATAGTGATAGTTTTGTTTCTGTGCAGAAGTTCATATCTGACCTTGATTCTGCTAAAGAAAATATTTTACACGAACTTTCCCAAAATAGTGGCTTTGCTATAAAAGATATTAAATCTGAAACGGATACTTGTATATCATTATTATCCAAAAACTTTGATGATATCAAATCAAAAATAGCAGATGGGAAACAAGAAGCAAATATCACATTAGAATACATAAAATCTGCGCTTGAGGAAATCAAAGCACTAGAAGAAAGGGTTAGCAGTCTTAAATCTGAATACAATTTCGTCGGTTTAAGTCATGGGTTTAGCACAATTAAAGAAAAGAAAGAAACAGAACTATCAACAACAGAAATAAATTATAAAAATTTGTTTGGCGCTATATTCATAGCACCTGTTATTGCAGTGATATTACATTTTTCATTACCTAGCCTATATCCAAAGGATTACTCGGCTTTATTTATCATCCTCCCTTTCATAACAATTGAAATGGCAATTATTTACTTCTTTAGACTCTCATACTTAGAGGCTAAAGCGCTAAGAACCCAACTAATGCAAATTGAGCTAAGGTTAAGTTTATGCTCCTTTATCGATGGTTATGTTGAATATAGAAAGAAAAACAACATTGCTATAGATAAAGTATTAGATGCTTTTGATTCACTCATTTTCAGCCCAATACAGACCAATGAAAATAATATACCAGCAATGTTTGACGGACTTGAGGCAATTGCTGGCGTTGCTGAAAAGGTAATGAAAAAATGATTGCAACTTTAGGCAAACTTACATTCTAGTACCAGCATAACCATTCTAAATTAGAGCCCGGGTGCAGCCGGGCTTTATGGAGAAAATAATGTCGCGAATGATCCCCTTACTTGACTGGGCAAAAGAGGAATTTGGAGAGCAAGCACCAAGTGAACGCGTATTGAAAAAATATGCAAAGGGAAAAATGATGGTACCTCCAGCAATTAAGGTTGGTCGCTGCTGGATGGTTGATCGTAATGCCCGATTTGTAGGGATGCTTGTAGAACCGAAAATTCCGACTTCGGCCAGCCCAAGATTACAACGGATAATTGCTGATGGCTGCTAGACCACGCACTCACAAAATTCCAATCCCAAACCTGTACTGCAAGCTGGATAAGCGCACCGGTAAGGTTTATTGGCAATATAAACACCCTATTTCAGGTCGTTTTCACAGCCTTGGAACCGATGAATCCGAGGCTAAACAAGTCGCCGCAGAAGCTAACATAGTCATTGCCGAACAGCGAACCAGGCAGATCCTGAGCGTTAATGATCGCCTGGCACGGATGAAAGGCAGGCGCACCGATATTACGGTTACTGAGTGGCTCGATAAATACATAGGCATTCAGGAAGAAAGGCTTAAAAATAACGAGCTCAAACCAAATTCCTTTCTTCAAAAAGGTAAGCCTGTTCGTTTATTCAGAGAACACTGCGGCCTGCAACATCTGAAGGATATTTCAGCTCTTGATATTGCAGAAATAACTGATGCCATTAAAGCCGAAGGCCACAATCGCATGGCTCAGGTAGTCAGAATGGTGCTCATAGATGTTTTTAAAGAGGCACAACATGCCGGACACGTTGCCCCCGGATACAATCCGGCGCAAGCCACTAAACAACCGAGAAACCGAATAACAAGGCAGCGTCTTTCCTTTGAAGAATGGAGCGTTATTTATAAGACGGCGGAACAGCAGCAGCCCTATCTTCAGTGCGGCATGTTATTAGCCCTAATCACTGGCCAGCGTCTGGGCGATATATGCAATATGAAGTTCACCGATGTATGGGATGACATGCTCCATATCGAACAGGAAAAAACAGGTTCTCGTCTCGCTATTCCGTTAGATCTTAAATGCGAGGTGCTGGGCCTCACTCTCAGGGATGTTATTTCAAAATGTAGGGATGCGGTTGTCAGTAAATATCTTGTTCATTTCAGGCACACCACATCCCAGGCCAATAGAGGTGATCGGGTGTCGAGCAGCTGCCTGACATCCACCTTTAAAAAAGCCAGAGACAAAAGCGGCCTAGAGTGGAAAAACGGTACGCCACCAACTTTCCATGAACAGCGTTCTTTATCGGAGCGACTGTATCGTGAACAAGGTCTGGATACTCAGAAACTGCTGGGGCACAAGTCCAGAAAAATGACTGATAAATACAATGACGATCGAGGAAAAGACTGGGTCGTTGTTGGAGTGAAAACAGGGTAA